ACAAAATAAGCTGCTTCATAGTATTTATTATCCGGTATCTGACCGTCATGAGTACTTACAATTATCTTTCCATCACTCCTTATATAAGCTCTGCCGACGCCTTCTGAGACATCTAATGGGTCCTCTTGAAGAATAAGACCCATGGTGTTTTCAAAAACTCCACGAAAACGCGTATCAGGCCCCCCTCCATCAATCGTGTTATAAGTCAATACAGAAGCCGTTGTTATATAAGACGTAGTAAGACCTTCATTAAATATTTCCCAGGATGTTTTACCTATTTGATCCCGAATTATAAATGAACCGTCTGCTTTTATCATTCTTGAAAAGGGTAAGACAACATAATCCACATCAGCTATATTTTGAATGATACGAGCTACGGCACTTTGAGTCAGATATTGGCCGATAACTAACTGAGACACATAATTTGATATTGCTGTTCTTATTTTTGCCGTTAAATCCGTAGTATTTGTCACGCCCGTTTTAGGAACTACGGTAAAAGCAAAATCTACATTATTTTCAATAGTCTGTTTTGCAACAACATCAGCGCAGGCATGTTTCATATCATTCAATTCATTCTGTACTGTTTGAAGAAGAGAATTAGTCGTATATGTTACCGTAAAATTTTCTATGGCTACGTAACTGATTAAGACTTGCTGACCATTATTAATATTTCCTGATTCTATCATCAAAACAGTAGTTGGATCAATATCAGTCCCGGGCGAAATTCTGTAATCAACATTTAATGTATATATTATTGTTTTAGTACTGTTTTTAACCACTATTGAATTAGGATCTACTCCCAGATAATTAAGAGCTTCGTTTTCTCCCAGAATTAATACATGAGATTCGTCAGTGATGGTCTGAAATTCTGTAAGCGGAAGATTATTAGCAAATTTGATTCTCACACCATCACGGGCTATAGTTGAACCGCCATTCTCAAGAGGGTCCTCTAAAGACACTAACTCATAGTTATCTGTAGTTAAAGTTCCTGATATTTGTCCTATTACTGAAATGATTTCAAGTACCGGTTGATTCTGAAAAATAAAAACATCTGAACTTCTGAATTTATAATCTACTCTTATAACATCATTAGACGCTAATCCTATTGTCTGATTCATCGGTTTTGATTCATCAATATCTATTGTGTTACCATTTCCTATAATCTGATATCCGGAAATATCATAATCTGCGGCACGAGTAGCATTATGTACCCGGGTAACTTCAAATATTGGAGTATGAACGGTTACCCGTGGATTCAGACTTTTAAATTGAAAAGCAACAGCATTCACAATGGAAAATATTTCACCTGTTTGTGTTCCCTGAGTAGAAACTATACTTTCAAAAGAAAAAGCTATTTGATCAGTAACTTGTTTTTCCTGACTCCCCTGTACATACACATCGACTTTTCCACCAACATGCTTATCTCTCACTTCATCATAATCCCGTATCATAAGAGGGTCACCCGCTTTTTCCACTCGAACTCTTCTCACTCCCTGGACTCCAGCCGCTACTTTTGCATATCCTCCTTCTGTACCGGTATCAGTAAAAAGCGCCAATTCTATACGAGAAGCAAAATCATGGTTCGATTCCGTATCCCGGCCAAATGATATAGGATTCGGATTTTCTACTAAAAAATCAGAATCTGCTCCTGAACTTGATACTTTTACTGTATACGAATCAGTATTTCCCTGTTCACCTGCATTAATAGCCTGAACATCAAGAGTTAATTCATATCTTCCGGTATCAGCGTTATAATATTGTTCCCGATTTTCATATTCTAAAGTCTTAGTTGTCAGAGTTTCATAAGACTGAGAAGGAATACCTTCATTCAGATCTCCCAGAGCCGTTACTACAGCCCCTTCATTGACTGTCATATTACGAATAGGTACTGTATCGATATAATATACAACCTGTCCTGTAGCGGCTACAGGTCCCCTGCGATTAACATTAACATTGGAACCCAGTTTATCAAACTGGGCATCAATAATATTTTGTACATCTTGGGTATCAGTTAAATTCAGAGCTATTTGAAGGGCCCTTTTAGAAGTTGAGGTTTCCACAGGATCACTAATACCATCACCATCGGCATCGTCAAAATCAAGTAAGGCACTGACTGATAATGATCTCGACATGAAATCCTGTATTATATAGATACGGGCTGTTTCTTCAGAGATAGGATCCATTATATCACGTAATACAGTTCCGGGTTTTGTATCTATATTAGCATTTCCGGTTAATAATTCCTGACTGAATGTTAATATGATATCTGATTGAGTTCTTGCCGGTAATGTTTGAATACCAGTAGTAATTGTTAAAGGAGACCCTTCTAATTCGATAGAATAGGCACTTTCAGTCACTTGTCCAAGAACGGGGTCATAAATAACTGCAGTTATTACAAAATAAAATGGTGTATTTTCATTAAAAGCAACTGCGGGTAATTGTCCCGCCTCAACCATTTCCTTATATCGATTCTGATCAAAATACTGAGAATAATAATATACCCGGGTAATCTGTTCAGTTATCGTAGTAACACGAATGTCTCCCGCAGTATCCTGTGTTTTACTGAGTAATGTTGTATTATTTTCATAAAAGGAATAATCAGTAATCAATTCTGTATTAATTTTTACATAAGAACCGTTAATACCGCCGCTCTGAGTAGATACATAATAATTATATCCAATAGTATTAGCTTCAGGATTTTCTGCATTCACAGATTCGAGCTTATCCTGATATCTAAGTAATTGCACTCCGGTAGGCGGGCTGACTGTAATAAAATTATCCTGTTGTATAAGGGTTATTGTAATAGTAGTTACAGGACTTGGTAATTCTGTAATATTTTCTACAGCTATTATATTCAGAGTATTTGTACCGAGTGATAATTCACCGGTCCATGCCCAGACTGTTTCTCCGGGTGTATAAGAAACGCCGTTTTGAGACCCGTTTACCTGGATTTCTTTTGTATCTGTTGATGTAGTACCGGACAAAGTCTGTGTACTGATATCTGTGGCATAATCCGCCCCATTAGTTGGTAAGAGTATAACCGGCGCCGATATAGCCATAGTAATTTCCTATGTTGATAACTTTAAATATTGTGTATAATTAAGAGACTGACCTGAAACCGCCCGAGCAGTGATATCAGCTCGTATTATTGCAGGATCATTCTCATCAAATCTTATTTTTACATTTTCTACAGTATCTAACAGTTCTCCGTCAGTTACTGCTCTACCGGTTGCTTTATATTGTTCCTGAAGACTTTTTAAAATATCAAGAGTCGTATTTATTTCCTGTGTTATTTGGGACGATATAAAAGACGGATCTGATATTTTTTGACCAAGTAATTTAACCAGAGTCGTTCCGATATAAGTATGAAAAGGATTGCTTTGTTTTTCTGTGATTGTAAATTTTTCAAGATTTTGCAACAATAGATATTCATTTCTATTCAGAAAAAGTTGCCCTTTAATATTATAACTTATATCGTCTACTTTTTCGAGGCCCACACATTTATAGCAGAAATTTTTAAGAGTCACATAAGTGACTTCAAAATAGTCCTCTATTGATTTCCATTTAAATTTAAAACGAATCATTCTGGGTTGATTTATGTTTATTGTTGTTGAATCATATATGATATCATAGTCAGTTGAAGGGACCAAATCATTTGAAGCATAAACTTTAACATTGGAAGCTGCCAATGGTTGTCTGAGTCTTAATGATCGGCAATCCTCATCAAGAGTTACAGGTTCTCTATAAATAGTGTGATTACATACTGTTGGTAAATTCAGGTCATAAGACATAATAATAATTTGTTATTGAAAGATTATTAATTCTATTCAGAGGTATAAAGAACAAAGCCTATATATTGATAGACATCTTCTATTGATTTCACATTTTTTGTATCAATATCATCCTTTGAATTTACTTCACGTCTATATAATAATGATTTATAAGTATAATCTTCTAAAAAGGTTACATCCGAATAAAGGATACTTTCAGCATCCAGAATTGCCTCTCC